GAGGTCGTATCATCCGGGTTGACCACGAACCTGCCGGCAATATGCTGGCCGACGACGTCACGCACAGTTGCTGTTCCTGCGTAGTTGCGAATGGAATCGTAATCAGCCGCCGTATCGCCAGGCTCAATTGAACCACCGCCGCTACTACCATCACCAAAACCAACAATAGTACCGTCGGTTTTTTGCCCGCATAAAACCAGACCATTGCGGTAATAAATTATAAAAATCCACCCATCCGGGGGATTGTTATCTATTATACTGCCACCAAATTCAATACCAAAATTTGAAGAGTAAACCTTCTCAAATTCATCGGCATACAATCTCCCATTCTTATAACCTAAAGGAGAAAGGCCATTTTTGAAAACAACAGAAAACGGGTTTACACCAAGGTTGTCTATTAAACCTCTTAATAATTCTACAGCCTGATTAGATGGCATTTTCCGCCCGGTAGGCTGCAGCGTGCCGGCGTTATTGATTACCTCAATGGCCAGCGCGCTATCGTCAGGGCTGCGATAATAAGTAGTGCTCCCTTCTGGAATGTTCGCTATATCAGCCTGAGCTGCCGCAAGGGTCATGTACTGGCGGCTTAGAGGGATCAGGTTTTGTCTGGTCTCTTCGACAACCTTGTCCCCTTCAGCCTTCATTCCATCTACGGTGTAGTGCTCACCTCCCAGGCGATCGGTGTATTTCAGTTCGGTGCTGGTAACAACCTTATCCAGCATGGCGCCAGCATAAACTGCGTCCCGGATATCAGTGCTGGGTACCTGATTGTCTGTTGGAGTTGGTAACGGTACTTCTGCCATTGTGCATGTCGCCCTATAAAAGGCGCACGAAGCCCTCAGAAGTGAATCTGATGGTGTGCGCGAAGGTTGGTAATTACTGCTGTGTGTTACGGATAAATCGAGTCTGAATATTCAGTGAGTGAGAGGGTTTGAGTATCGTCACCGTTGGGTTTGGCGCTATCGACGCGCCAGATTGTGGAGTTCAGTTCCGAGTCGGTAGCGATGAAATACCGGCTGGGGTTTTGCACCGTGCTGCGGTCATAAATGTTCAGATCGAAGGTATCGGCTGCAGCCTGGAATGCTTTGGGCTTGCCACTTACCGGATAAGCTCGCCAGCGCCCGCGGTAATTGCCGAGACTGTCAGTCATCACCACCCACATATCGCCGAGAGAAAAGTCGATACGCTCTGACGTCGAGAACACATCCCCGGAGCGCCCGGTGATGTATCCAGTCTGCTGCGCGTTGTCGTACATGTCCGGACACTGAACCACCGTACCGCGCACCACCTGCGTCGACTCCAGCACCTTCACCGTCATAGTGAGGCGTGAGTAGAGGATTTTCCTCGCCTCAAGCCAGGCCCGATCAGTCGCCTGAGTGGAGTTACGGCAGCCGTCCAGGCTGATCTGCATCGCGTTAACGGTAGCGTCCTCAACCTCGGTGATGCCGCTGCTGTCGATCTGCAGGTAGATATACGCCTTCTTGTTCGTCAGAGGGTCAACGTAGTCCAGCGCCACGCCGTCATAACCACCGGGTAGAGACATTTGCCAGGCGACCTTGTACTCGTCCCAGAACATGTTTGAGCGCGCAAAAACCGCATCCGGATTTGTCACTTTCTCATCACGCCAGAATGTCAGCACATCACCAATGTTATTACCGTCAACTCGGGCCACATTGGCGATCGTCGCTATGCGCTCACCAAGAGGCTGTTTCTCATCCGAGAAGGTGTAATCGAAATACCCAAGCTGAGCATCCGGCAGCGAATCGGCAATGGCATAAAGAGCCGCGACGTCAATACTGGCCACATCCTGCTTACCCACAACTACCCACTCATGCAGGATAGCGTCAGCAAACGAACGACTCGGCCGCAGTGTGTAATCGACCCCGCCGGTTGTCCGGTCGTAGCTGATGGTATGCCGCTGCGCCAGCATGTTGTACTTCTGCTCGCGGTTGCTGTTGCTGTCATTCGAGCCTTTAATCGTGATGCGGGCAATCGTGTCTTCCGGATACACGACGTTTTCGCGCACGTTCACCGCGTGGATCGCCATCAGAGTCACTACGTTGGCGTCATTGCTGTTGTCGAGACGTTCGATGGTCACCGCATAGCGCCCTGCCCCGGCTGCCGGAACGAACTTATGTGTTGTGCGGAAATACCGGGTCGTCACCTGGAAGTCGTTATCGAAGAAATAATCGTGCTGCTCGGATGTACCCGGCACCTGATTGTTGTCGTCATCGACCTGCCAAAACTTGATCCGGTATTGCGTTGTGCCGGCCGTCGCGCCGAGCTGAACCAGCACATGCACCCAGACCTGAGTGGAGACGATCGGCGACACTGACGGTCCGATAACCAGAGGGGTCTGGTCATTCAGCGTGAACAGCGTCGGGTTGATGACTGCATTGCCCGGCAGAGACGTAATTTCTCCCGACAGTTCGCCGATATAGAACGTCGTGTACGACAGCGTGTCGTCGCCAATAAAGCTCTCTGAGGAGATGATATTCCCGGCGCCGGTGACATTCCGTGTGACGCTTGTCCCGCCTTCGCTCCAGGTAGCATTAATGACGAATGACACGGGATGAGGTACCGCCAGCGCGGCGAAGTATGCAAAGTTGTCATCGTTCGACAGCACAATGGCTTTGAGCTGATTACTCTCGATCGCCACCGATGTCGGCGCCGTCGTGGTCGCGGTCTGGGCCGGAAAGTCCTGGGATTCGTTTAACCCGGGGACAGTTTCGTTATCGACGTCATCGAACTGATACCCCACCTCAATCGTGCCGATCACGTCACCCGGGTTATAAATCGCAGAACTGGCTCCCGCCAGGCTTCCGAGATTCGATTCCGAGTAGCGGATCGAGGAAATGGTGTACCGGCCGTAACCGACTTCAAACCACTCCGTGAGTTGCTTGTTATTGTCGACGAACTCGAACAGCGCCTCCTGAATCAGGTCAGGGAAGACGCGGCACTGGCCGTAAATGTTCGGGCGCCCCTTGTAGAGTCGCGCGCGGTTCGTCTGGCCGGTTAAGTCGTTGTTGGGTGATTCGCCTGTCGCCACCGATACCGACGCGCTGGGCTTATTTGACAGGCCGAACACCTTCAGCGCGCCGGAGAGAATTTTAGTGACCGGGCGCAGTATCGTGGTGATGAGTTTGCCAACCCCACCCTCTGGCTGGTCGAACACAGCCACCACGTCGCCAGATAGCAGTGGCCGGCTGATGTCGTAATCGTCCGGCAGCGCCCGGCCATTCAGTTTCACGATAACATCGCGGTGCAGCTGCAGAGAATCCAGCAGGCTCACCAGTGTGGTGCCAGCATCTACCGTCCCCCGCTGCAGCGGCGCGCCAGGCAGCCTCTGTAACTCATATCGAACCATGAATCATGTACTCCACGCGGCTGTAAACCTTCAGTAATGCCAGCGGGCTATCGCAGCGCACGAAACCAAATTCCCCGCGGGCATGCAGGCACTTAACCGGGCTGATCATCACACCGATATGCGCCGGCACTTCGCCGCGGTAAAAAACGGCGATGCAGCCGGTTGCCGCCACCGGCACTCGCCGCCAGTGGGTGCGCTCCTGTTCGTAGCAGGTGATGAACTCTGCGCCAGATTCGTACCCGGCTATATGGTGCAGTTCCAGTCCGAGCACATGCCGGTAATACAGAACCACCAGGCCCCAGCAATCCATCTGCTCAAAACTGCAGGCGCGGTTAGCCCAGGGCTTGCCGTTAACAAGCCCGATAAAGTCGCTCTGTGTCATACGGTGATTAGCCCGGGATAGTCTTTCGTGGTGTAAATGATGGAGTTGGCCAGCGTCAGCGGATTGGTCTTGCCAGCGGTCACGGTGACGTTGCTGGCATCGGCTGAAATGTCGTTCACGTAAAGCGTCCAGTCTTTCAATGACGCCGTGTCACCGATCGCGTTCCACTGCTGATACAGGCATTTTATCGGCGTCATGCGCGCCGCCCCGCGCCAGCTTTTCAGTGTCTGCCGGACATGCTCCGTCGCGGCGACAAAAGTGATCGTCATGGATATGACCGCCGTTCCGTCCTGCGCCGGCTCGGTCACGCTGAACCGCGCAGGCTCGAACGAGTTGCCGCCAAACGTCGCCGGGCGAAACAGGTTATTGACCACCCGGTAATAACCAAACGCAGGGTGATAAAACTCCACCGTCTGTTTGATGTCGCTTGCTGGCCGCCGCTCCTTCCACTCTCTCAATGTCGGCATCAGTCAGCCCTCGGCATCACTTCGGTGATCAGGTAATCCAGCCAGTATCCATAGCCAGGCTGGGCCTCAACAATCCAGTCGTCATAGTCCTCGGTAATGTCCTCGATACCGTTGCTGATGACCGTTGCGGTCCAGGTGACGACGTTGCCGTTTTTGCTGGTCTGCACCGGCATATCGACGAAATGCAGCGTCTGCTGCTGAACGCCCTGCGTATCACCCAGGTCGATCGGCATCTGGAACCAGTTGCGCCCGCGGTCGCAGTATGTCGGCGAGCGCAGCCACGACTTAAACCGCTCGGCCTGGGCAAGCGTGAATATCCACTGCAGCGTCCATGTCGCCTTAAGGTCTGTGGTGATCGGCGTGATTATCAATGGACCGACTGCCGTCTGCGTCGTCTGCCAGGCTGTATCCTGCGTCATGTTCTGATCGGCGCGCTGGGGAAGCGGCAGGAACGGAGGGTATTGAACTGTTGCCACGTTTCCTCCGGGCATAAAAAAAACCGCCGAAGCGGGTTGGGTTTAGTAAGCACCTTGCGCTTTGCGGCTTAGTCCAAATGTCTGCTGCATCTGAGAGGATACGGGGCCGCCTCTTTCCATGTCGGTGATCAGCAAGTCCACCACCGCACTACCGTCCTGCATGTAGCCGTTGGCACTCTGTACGGTGGCACCGGTAGACTGGTTGATGACGTTCACCTGCACGCTAATCCCTCCTCCTGACTGCATATCCTTATTGCTGATGACCTTCCCGTTATCACCGGGGATCATGTACTGCTTGCCGGTGCTGGCCTGGTAAATCTCTGGCTTACCTTTCTCGCCGACCTGATACAGTCCGCCGGCTGATACCGGGCCGCCGTTGTAGCGAGCGCCGGCTATTGAAAGGGCCTGCGCCATGCCAACTGTTGAAGCTATTCCTGCCTGAGCGGGGATAGCGTTAGCGCCAGCCGTGGCAAGGGAGGTCATTGCAGCAGCCGGAGCCATGGATGCGGCTATTAGTTGCCCTTGCGCAATAGCCATTCCAGAAGCGGCGGTCATTCCAGCCTGCCCCATAATTACAGACTTCAACCACTCAACTCCCATCTGGACAAAGGAGTTGATGACGCTGTTAAGTACCGTCGAGCCTAGCGACCGCATAGCTTCGCTGACAGACATGCTGCCAGTGATTATGCCAGTGAGGGCGTTGGAGGCGTTTCCAGCAAATGAATCAAACGCCGCGGCAGCTACCTCATATCCTGCGTTTTGTTGCCTCCATATCTCCCACTGCGCCGCTATGCGCTGTTGTTCGTACTGAGTGTTAGCGGCATTCATCAGTTCAAGACCGCGCTGGGTTATCTGTTGTGGTCAAGTTTTTTTGGACACG